CGGAAATCCGGACCCAGCTTACCCTACCCGAAGGAGGGGTTAGCTGGGTATTTTCCCCACATTCTTCAATGGAGGATTTAAGTCGGCAAATACCAATGCCGTGTAGTACGCGTTGTGAAACGCAAAGGTAACGAAGGGGTTCCAACCTCCCTCGCCGGATTCCTGACTTGCGTCAGGTCCTTTCGGTACGGCGCCCTCACGGGCGTAGAACCGTGATGCATAGCCAGTGCCTGTTCAGTACTGCAGAGCACTATTTCTTCGTCATCGGCAGAACGCGTCTTCCAAACCTTAAAGTTCCAGGTCTGGTTTGGACGATTCCACTTTATAGCAGAGCCTCTACCCATGAATGTATCCATGGGTACTTGTATTGCATCATCGATCGCACCTGTTGGGTGCGGTTTGAGAAGCAAGTGCTCTGTAGGGGTGAGATCCATGCAACATTGAACCGTTGCTGGAAAGGACCGTCCCCGGGCTTGTAGCCCATTTGCTATCTTGACTAAATCCACCAGTTTCTGTGGAAGATAATCAAGGACGAAAGGCCTTACATCTAAACCTTCAAAGAAGTCTGCACCACATGATTCCCTAAATGGCCCATGGATGAACGTCTTATCAACGTTTACCTGGAAGCCACAGTACCTTAAACGTTCGATGGCTAACAAAGCGGCTCCTTTCGGGAGCGCAATGTCATCGCCATAGACCGCCAAGAGGGTACTACCAGCGTCTTCAACCGCCGTTTTGCATACGGCATAGAAGATAAGGGTTTCAAGCGGAAAACAGAAGCCATTCCCCATCGAGGCAAATTTGTGATAAGCCTCTACGGGTGAACCTTCGACACTGTAATGCGGCGATCGTATCCTGTTTAGAAATTCCCACCAGTCCGGTGGAAGCAGGAGTCGGACCAACTCGGTTGCGATCGAGTCTGAAGCCGCTTTAAGGTCGATGGTTGCAATGGCGCCCACGTAGTCGTAACACTCGGAACCGAACAACGCGAATATCTGGTTGTTTGTCTGGTCTTGGATGTTGATGCCACAGCGCCGCAAGCGGTTAGCTATGACCCAACCTGCCCCAAGTTGGAGCAGTCCATTGCCAGAAGGTTCGAGTGCGATAGACCTGTGGGTCTTTGCATTCTTTGATACAAAAGTTACCTCGTTATACCGTACTTCTATCAGGTTCTTGTCAAACCATTCCTCCAAGCGTTTCCGCTGGAGTTCTGGGTAACGATGAGATATAGGCGGCAAGTTAATCGCAGCCAATCGCAAGTGGGGATTATTCCACATTGCACCCTTAAGGAAGCATACAGCTGTCGGCGTACAGGTAAGGTTCCGCATTTTCTTAATGATGTGCGTAGCCTGCCCGTGGGTTCCCACCGCGGAGCCATCCCCCATGTAACACTCACCATAGACCTCTCTAAGGTTCAGTTCTCCTAGTATGTCCGCAATTTTTTCACGGACTCTATGGAGGAACTTAGCCGACCCATATTGCAGGTCATTTTTGAAAGGAGTATGTCCATCAAGTCTTCTGCCGAGTAACCTGAACTTACGGTTTGCCCGACGCATCCGCCACTCACTTGCACGAAACTTGTGCAGGGCTGCCGCTTTAGGGTCTAAACCCCGAGCGACAAACGGACACTTGGTGATAAAGAGTGCTAGCTGATTCCAACGAAAATGTTCGTCGGCCGACTCGTACACAGTATGAGTCAGTTCATCAGCCATAGATACCAGTCGAGCATACGATCTAGATCGGGCAAGCCCGGTCATATGTTCGCGTACGTCATCAGGTATCCTGAGGTCGATACAAAGGTTGTGAAGCAGCAAAGCGTAGGCTTTACCCGGGTTGGTTACCGAGTCGGTCTGCCTTGAGGTTTTCATTGCGATCACCTGGTGTTGGGAGTACTGAGAGCGGAGGATGTAGGCCTAGGAATAAACCTAGGACAACCACAGCCACCGTGTGAACAAAGAGCAACCTCTTGAAATCAAACATCAGGAAAACTTGATGTCCAACTTCTTGAAGAGGTCCTTGCCGTCCGTGGAAATTGCCACGGCACCGAGGTCGGCCAGGCCGGCCTCGATGTCAGCACTGGGAGTCCCAACAGGGATAGACCCGCTCAGACGGAGAATCATGTCTTTGCGTTCACCAGTTGTTGCATTCACAACCACGCTCTTGGTGAGCCTAAACTCAGGGCGAGCAACTCCCAGATCACCGCCGCGACCCACCTTCGGGTAAGTGCGGCTTGCGACCATTAGATCAGCAGTGCTGAACGTGTGGGCCGGGCCAGCATACCGAATTTGGTTCTCGGTGACGGCGTCTTCGGAGTACGTACGTGTGTTGATTGTTGCCATTGTAGATCTTTCTCTAAATTCGAACCATGCGAGTTTTTCTGTCGCGAAGGTCCAGGTTTGTTGCGAGGAGGGAGAACCCATCTATGAGGCGCTGCCAGTTCAGTTTCACAACCGGACTGAGAACACCCACGGTGAGTGTATTGTAAGGGACCCGCGTCTTCCTCGTGACGACGCAGTTAACCTTTGCACCAGTACCATTCGTGGTAAGTCGACTTTTCCAGACAGGCCCTTGCATTTTCCCATCTCCACTTTCGTAGAGGGTACCGATGCATTGCCATACTAGATATTCGACCACACACTGCATCACCACGGTTGCCCGTGATTCAGCGGTTACGCTGCTGATAAAATCGCCGGCGTTCACAAACCAATCCCAAACAAAGGAAAGGCGAGTTAGTTCCCACGCTGCTGATGGGATGTCTCCCAGTCGCAGACCCAAACGGGCTCTTACAGCATCCTCGGCTTCATATAACACTGTGGCACGATACGTCGTGACGCTGTCGGCCACCCACCTTTTATAGCGGGTGTCGACATCGTTACAAACGTAGACCGTGTCCCAGGTTTCAGAAGCTTGATACGTATCTAACGCTACACTTCTGCGTCGATACGATTTCTGAGGGGCGGTTAGTGCTTTCATGTAGCCCTGTAGATCGTAGATCACAGGCATTATCCCATAGCGATAAAGGAGCCATTTATTCGAGAAATCCCGAAGGAAATCTTTGTAAGTCAACTCACCTTTCGCGTATTTCCGCTGCAGCTCTCCGAAGACAGCTGTACGGCGCGTCAATAGGTTCACGGTACCAATGAGCATGTGGTAGGTTTCCTTGGCCTCTCCAAGTGTTACTAGGAGTTGAGCTTCAGGAGCCGACACACCAGCTCTGGCACGCGTTAATGCTATTTGACAACGGGAATCATCGAAGGACGGAACTCTGTCCAACGGCAGACCTGTACCATACACCGCAAAAGCATCTTCGCGGGAGGCACCCGTATTCTCACCATCCTGTGGTGAGTACGGCGGCTGCTTAATCCAGTCTGTTCGCGTTGGCTTCGGTTTGTCAGTAACCGTAATCACAGTTTTCACCATGGGGTTATTGACAATTCCACCTTTGTTCCGGATTTTATGGAACCCAGGTGTTACGAAGTCCGACATTGTTTCCACTCGTCCGACCGCCGTAGCAGCTTCGGTAAATGGTCTGTCGGCAGCATTGCGAAAATACTCAAC